CAGCACAGAACTCCCGTGCCATCTTCCATTTTGCTTGATTTTTTGCATATTCATACGCTTCAATAATATATCCTTTTGTTTGTCTTTTAGGTTTTACGGGTGGTTTTGTTTGTTTTGCTGGTTTGACTTCAATCACATATCTTTTAATTTTACCATTACGTTCTTTGACTTTCATATAAAAATCAGGGAAGTAACGGTGCACACGATTATCAATCGGAGAGCGATAGGGTATAGCAATTTCTTCACTTGCCCATTCTAAGATATTATCATTTTTATCACAATAGACCATAAACTTTCTCTCCCAAAGTGATCTGTAGATGATATTTGTTGGATCACCTTTATACTTTCGGGGAAAGGAGGGATAGTATTTTCCCTTATAAGACATCTAAATAGGTATGATATGTAATTTTATTTAGAGTGGCAGCACCGAGACCAAGACAAATATCAGATATATTACCTAAGTTACAGAATGTTGCACAGACATCACATTTTTTAGTTAAATTTGCATTACCTAATGGTGATTTGAGGAGTTTTCTCAGAAAAAAAGGAGTTGAAGATCGTTTTATTGCTGATGATGTTGGTCTATTATGTAGTGATGCAGTTTTACCTGGTAGTGCATTAGCATCTATTAACACAGCTGGTGATTATCAAGGGTTGATAGAGAGATTTGCTCATACACGTAATTTTACACAAGTTAACTTTGAATTTTATGTAGATACTGATTATAAATCGTTAAAGTTTTTAGAACATTGGATTGAATATATTGCTGGTGCTTCAACCGCAGATGCATCATCGGATACTTATCATTTTAGGATAAGATATCCAAAAGAATACAAATCAAATGATACAAGGGTTGTGAAATTTGAGAGAGATTACAACAGATTTTTAGAATATCGATTTATCGGTTTATTTCCAATATCTCTTAATTCAACGAGAGTGTCATACAAAGGATCGCAGGTTTTGAAAGCAACTGTATCATTTAGTTTTGATCGTTATGTATGTGGGGAATCATCATCATTAGCGAGATTATTAGGAAAACTATTTAATGAAAAAGGAAATCAACCATTTGATATTAATGGAATTAAATCAAAGACAAACCAATCAAATCGATTGAATGATGTTTTGAATCCAACTGGTCTTACAAATCGTAATCCAAATTTCTCTATTCTCAATAAATCATCAATGTTATCAGGATTTGCAGGATCCCCAGTATCTGGTAATGCACGTGGTGTACTTATAAGTGAGGGACGAAGAGACTCTTCTTAAAGCACTATAAATAATGACACTGAAGTGTAAAACATTATGCCATTACCTAGTATTGCAACCCCGACTTATGAAATTGTCCTTCCATCATCAAATCGAAAAATAAAATTTAGACCTTTTCTTGTTAAAGAAGAGAAGATTTTAATTCTTGCGATGGAAAGTCAAGATACAAAACAAATAGCAAGTGCTGTTAAAAATGTAATAAGTCAATGTATATTAACCAAGGGTATCAAAGTTGATAAATTATCCACATTTGATATAGAATATCTTTTCTTGAACATTCGTGGTAAGTCCGTTGGTGAAATTATTGAAGTCATGGTAACTTGTCCTGATGACGGGAAAACACAAGTTCCAACATCAATTAATATTGATAGTATCAAAGTACAAAAGGATAAAGATCATTCACGTGACATTAAATTAGATGATCAATATACTTTAAGAATGAAATATCCTTCATTGAATGAATTTATAAAAAATAATTTCAATGCTGGCGACATAAAGGTTGATGACACGTTTGATTTGATTGCGTCTTGTGTGGATCAAGTTTTTTCTGACGAGGAATCATGGACTTCTGATGAATGCACAAAAAAAGAATTAATTGATTTTATAGAACAGATGAATTCTGCTCAATTTAAAAAAGTTGAAAAATTCTTTGAGACAATGCCAAAATTAGAACATACTGTTAAAATATTAAATCCAAACACAAATGTAGAAAGTGAAGTAAAGATAGAGGGATTACAAAGTTTTTTCGGATAAGTATGGCACATGAAGATCTTGCGTCATACTTTAAATTAAATTTCGCTCTAATGCAACATCATAAATATAGTTTGACAGAACTTGAAAATATGATGCCGTGGGAGAGAGAAATATATATCTCTTTACTTCAACAATATATTGAAGAGGAAAATCTAAAAGCACAACAAGAACGTAATGGATGAAGAACAAGGACTAGCTTCACCAATAGCAGGTAATTTAAGAGGCATCAGGAGAAGTATATCCTCTAGTGTCTTTGCAGGTCGTCCTGCTGTGCAAACAGCAAAACCAGATCCTGAAACAACATCTTTGTTGACTCAAAATTCATTAGCACTATCAAATGTATCAGAACAATTAAATACTATTAATTCAAGTATATCATTTTTATCAAATTCACTTAATACTATAAAACAAAATTTAGCGTTAAGTGATCAACTTGAAAGACAAAGGGAAGCAGCAAAGCAGAAAAGAGATGCAATATTAGCAGAACAGGGTTTAAGAGAAGGAAAGGAAAGTGAATTAGAGAAAAAAATTCAAAATGCTCTCTTCTTTCCTGTAAGAAGAATTGCACAAAAAGCACAGGGTATTTTTGCAAGATTATCATCATTTTTACTTATATTAGTTTCTGGTTGGTTAACAAGTCAAACCCTTGAATTTTTTAAATTAAAAACAGAAAATAATGTTGAGGGTTTGAGTCGATTTAAACGACAATTTCTATCGAATCTTCTTTTTCTTGGTGCAACATTTCTTATATTTAAACTCGCACTTGCTAAAATTATAGGTTCCCTTGGACTTATAGCAGGGTTAACATTTAAATTTACGATTGGTAATATTTTACTTTCTCCTTTTAAAGCTGCTGGTTTAGCGATAATAAAAAATATAGATAAATTTAAAAAAAATCTTGTCGATGCTTTTCAAAAACTTCTTAAAGATGCACCAGATTTATTAAAAAGAGGAAAGGAAGCAGCAAAAATAGTAGCAAAAGAGGTACCTAAAAATTTCAGAAGACCAGCTTCTGATCTCATTTTTGATGGTTTAGGTAATTTTGTTCCGAGAGATAGATCAAAATCAATTTCAAATACTTTTCTTAGACAAGCTCCTTTGCTAGGATTTGATTTAGGAATAGAGAGTCTTTTCGCATTCACTGATTTTCAGAAAGAGAAGAAACAACTTGAAGAATCTGGTTTAGATACGGAAGAAAATATAAGCAGGGCAAGGGGTGGTCAAACTGGAGGTGCGATAGGATCTGTGGCAGTAACGGGTTTGGGTTTAATGTTAACTGCTGATGTTTTTGATTCCATACTTGGTCTTTTGACACTGGGATTTATATCATCTGAACTTGGTGAAAAACCAGGAGATGCGATTGGAAGAAAACTTTCAGATATTTTTAATAGAGAAAAAAGTGATGATGAGGGGGGAGAAATTAAAGTAAATACAGATGATGATTTGGTGTTAGGAATTAAAAAAGACATGTCAGGAGAAAAAATTTCATCATTAATTGATCCTAATCCACAAATTTTTGCAGTGAATGGTAATGAAAATGTGGGACAAAATTTTGGCACAGTCGCAACCGCTAATAAAAAAGATGCTGTGACTTTACCCACTATAACATCTACTGATTTTTTAAATACATCTTTGATTTTATCAGAATCACTTTTTAACTTAGCACAATGACAGTAGAAGATAGAAGAAATTCGGTATTAAGATCATCGATTAGTATTAAATCGATACAAAAAAATGTTGTAAATTTTAAAGAGGGATTAACAAAACTTGGATCGACAAGTAATGATATAGTAAGTCAAACGAAAGAAACAAATTTATTTAAAAGTAAATTAATAAGAGAAGATGGTAAGTTTTTTGAGAGGAGACGAGAAAATGTTAGAAGAAAACAAAGAGAGGATGAATTAGAGTCAGCTTCTAATACAGGTGTTGCAAGAAAACAAGGAAATATAATAACTAGGAGTACAAAAGGATTTTTAGGAAGAGTAATTGATTTCTTTGCTGTAACGTTACTAGGATTTTTTATTACAGTTCTACCAAATTTATTAAAAAAATTCTCATTTTTCATAGTTTTAATTACAAAAACAGTTGAAGTACTGAAATTTTTTACAGATGGCATAGCTAATTTTATTGTTGATATTGAAGAGGGAATCACCGCACAGATAACAAGAATAAGAAGAGTTGACTTCAGTGAATTAAATCAAAAATTAAAAGAAAAATCAGATCAAGTTGTAAATGGATTATTAAAATTAAATCGAAATATTTTTCAGGGAGGAAAACTTTTTGTAGATGTTACAAAACAGATACAAGACGATGATTTAGCTGTTTTTGATGAATCATTAGAGATTGAACCTGAAAAAATACAAAAGGATAATCTAAGACAAGACGGGAGTGGTGATAGATTTGACGAATTAAACGAAAGAGAAAAAGAGGAATTAAAAGAATTATTAAAAAAACAATCACAAGAAAAAGAATCATCAAGTGATGATTCAACCCCATCTCAAAAACAAAACGATAAAAATGTTGATAATATAGATCCTAATGCCGTTGAGCAGATTACGAGTCAGGATAAATTACCAGATGAAAATGATATAAAACCTCCAGCAGAAAGAAGGGGTGACGGTCCTGGTGGTGGTATGATGACAGATTCCTTTGTCAAAGAATTCTTACAAAGGGATGTTTTAGATGAAAATGAAGAAGAAAAGAAGATTATTTCAAAGGAAGACATAGATGCAAAAAAACAGGAATTAGAGCAAAAAATAAATGATGGTGATAATGAATTTGATCTTGAACCAGAGGAAGGATATGCTAATATTGATGGTATGTTTGATCCAGTGGGTACGTCAAACAAAAGAAAAAAAACAGAATTCGGACCTGGTTTGTTTGATAATGAAATTGTTGTAAGCAAATCACCTCCAAAAGTTGATACAATAACACAAGAAAGAAAATCAGATACTGTAATTATTGTGAATAATAATCAGAATACACCACAAGTTGGTGGTGTAAATACTAGTAGTGGTGGTTCGTCCACAACAATTCCAATCAATACAGGTGAAAATAAAAATACCATGAAAAAAATACAATCAAAAGTACTATCTGGATTTTAATGGCTGCTATCGATAAATCAATATATGAAAAGTTTATCATCGAATCTGTCGATGGTCAAAAAACTGTAGATATATCTGCAGGTGTAGTTTCCTTTTCATATTTTGAGAATTTATTTTCACCCTATCTGACAGCGAGAGTTGTTGTAACTAATACAGGTAATACAGTTGCTGGTGATGATGGAGTAATGCAAAGTGTGTATAATGGATTACCTTTAAAAGGTGGTGAACGTGTAATTATAAAAGTGGCAGGTAATTCAGAATTAAATGATGGACTGGATTTTTCTAATAGTCCTGAAAAATATTTTTATATTGCATCTATCACAAATGTATTAATTAATCCAGAAAGTGAAGTATTTGTTTTGAATCTTTGTTCAAGAGAGGCTTTATCTAATCAAACAAGCAGAGTCGGAAAAAAATTTCCATCAGTGCAAAAAATATCAGATTCAGTTGAAGATATTGTAAAAAATTATCTTAAATCACCAGATAAAATTAATGATATAGATGAGACGCAAAACCCTTATGGATTTATTGGTAATATGAAAAAACCCTTTTCTGTAATAACGTGGTTAGCATCAAAATCTGTTCCATCATCTGGTGGTAAAGACGCATTAGCAGGATTTGTATTTTATGAGACACAATCTGGATTTAATTTTAAAGCGATTGATAATTTGATGAAATCAGAACCAATAAATGAAACCTATGCATTTACACCAGGTATTGTTGATAAATTTGATCCAAAAAAAGATTTTAAGATATTAGAGTATACTATGGATCGAAATCAAGATTTAATTGGTAAGTTGGAGAGAGGTGCATATTCA